GATGTACAGGTTTAATTTCAGAACTTGGTGGCGGACCAAATCCATTTACCGGAAGGGCACAAGTTTATAGTTGGGCAATGGATAAAGAAGGCAATGTACTTGGACAAACGCCGAGAGACAGGTATAATCACGCTGTAAAGGCAGTTACTTATGGGCTGATATCCGAATTTGGATATGCCAGAGGACCTTTTGAAATAGAAAGAGAAGCAGAAGTAAGTTACTGGATATAAAATGGCAAAGAAAAAAATAACACCAGAAAATATATCAAAATTAGTTGAAACTAAGAGAGACCATACCGCTTTTTCTGATTTGAGAAGCAGATGGGAACAAGATTACGAATACTACACCCTGAACCAATATGATGCTGGCGAAGGATATCAAAGCTACACTACGAATAAACCAAGAACCATGACTGATAAAATTATCAGTTACCTTTCAGAAGCAATAATGGTAGTCAGAACTACGTTTAATGCTAAAGATGCTGACTCAAGAAAGTCAGGGGTTGCGTTTGAAAAGTTTGTAAGGGGATGTATTCGTATGGCAAACGACAGATTAACTTCCCTTATGCACCCACACCTTCAAAATCAAATTGCTTTTTACATTGGAACTAGAGGTTGGTTTGCAGGAAAAGCTATGTTTAACAAGCTAAATGAACAGGTAATGTGTGAAATTGATGTTTGGGATCCGATGCACACTACTTGGGATACTGGCGATATGGGATTAAATTGGATTGCATACTCAAGATATCGATCTGCTTCAGCAATTCAGAATATGTATGGGGTAGATTTTTCAGAACAAAATGCTGGTGTAGAAGAAGAAGATATCGAAGTAATCGAATATATTGATAAAGAAGTTAGATGCGTAGTTGCACAAGATAAATATTTAGTTAAACCTGTAGAACACAAGGTGACAGATGGATTTGGAAACCCACAATGTCCGGGATTCGTTGGATTCGTAGGACCATCACCTATGGTTCAAGGCAAAGATGACAAGTCAACAAGCATGGAGTTTGTAGGCGAAAGTGTACTTGGACAGGTTAGAAACTTAATTGATGTTCACAATAAGTCTATGTCAGACTGGATGACACTTGTAAGAAGGGCTGTAAAGCATCCACTTATACTTAGATCCAGAGATGGCAGGCTTAGATTAATGGATGATCCGTACAAAGAAGGTACGAACATTCAACTTAAAGAAGGCGAAAATATTGAATTAGCACCTGAAATGAAACTGATTGCGGATGCAGGTCAATTTATGGGTCTTGTTAATTCAGATTTTCAACAAGGAACCCTACCCGATGTTGTATTTGGTGACATTAAGTTTCAACTATCTGGGCATGCCGCAAATATTCTCAGGTCTGGAGCTAGTCACCAGATACTCCACAGATTAGAAGCACTGGGAAATGCTTTTTACCAGATTGGTCAGTTACTTAGATGGCAATATCAAAGCGGCAGATATGGCACTGTTCAGTTTAGAGGTCAGATGGAAGAGCTAAAAGAGTTTTATGACGAGGAAGTATCTCCAGAAGATATTCAAAAAGCAGGACATTTAGCAGTAGAATTTAAAAATTCACTTGGATTGGAAGATCCTGCAAGGTTCTCAACTGCTCAAATGCTTAGAGAAGGTCCAACGCCAATGGCTCCTGATAGTTATATTTGGGATAAGATACTTGACGTGGAAGATCCTGATGCCTTCAAGAAAGAAATATTTGCACAACAGGCTCAATACGCAGAACCAAAAGCAACAGCATTTGCTATGTGGGAAGGCTTAACAGATACTGGTCAGGAAGTAGAAGCACAATTCTACCTTGAACAAATTAAAAGAATACTGTTAAATGAAAGAAGGGGCGATGAGTTGGCAAAATTGGAGTTTCAAATCCAAATGTTGCAGGGTATGTTAACGCTACAACAAGCAAACATGCCACCTGAACAACAAGGAATGGGTATGCAAGGAGCACCGCCACAACAAGGCGGACCACCAATGCCACCGCAAGGAGCAGGTCAACAAGGTTCCGTTTTAAATATGAATAATGGTGCTGTGCCGGGATCAGCAATCGGCTTAGATCTGATGCGAGGAACAACACCGCCAAACAACACTAGGGCACCGGGTGAACCAAGACCGGGTGCAGGGGGTATTTAATGCCAACATATACGGTAACTCTAAATTCAGGAGCAACTTACGATATTGATGCGGATTCTGCTGCACAGGCTGCAAGACTCGCAAATGAAAACGCTATGGAATCTGGAGATGCCGTATTAAACGTAACAGAAGAAGGCGAAACTACTCCAGTAGAAATTGGCACAGGTGCAGATAGAAGGGCATTTCAAGATACAGGATTTGATCCTACATTAACTGGTGGGGGTGCAGCAGGAGCAGCACCTTCAATATTTGATGAACTTACAAGAGAAGAAGCGTTAGCTTTATTTGGCGAAGATGTTGCAACAACTGAAAGGCAAGAGTTTGTTCCTACATTAGCAAGTGAAGGAGAACAGACAAGTCAAATACAAGGTATGCCGGGCACGGAAGTTGGAGAAGAAATAGCAATGCAACCTGTCGAAAAAGCAGTTGACGATTTTGATGACACTGGTTTATTTAAAATGCCACAGGACATGCTAGACCAATTTGGTTTAGGATCGGGTAGTTATTTTGACAGAGACAGCGGATTGTTTTTAGATGCTGAAGGAAATGTAATAAGAAAACCAAATGGTCTTGAAAGAACATTTTTAAAAAGTTTAGGAGTTGAAGCCCTTTCAGGCGATGATGCGTCAGAAATGGCTATGTCAGGAGCAATGGAACCTTCAGGAGCAACAACATCAAAGCGTGGTCCATACGATACGGTGGCAAGAGGACCGTTTGGAGCACCAGAAACTTTAGAAGGTATTGACACTAAAGCTGCTTATTTAAGAGGTTTGCAAATGGGGGGATACGGAGATATTAGTGGACCAAGAACAGGATTTCAAAGATATTTAGAAGATTTAAATCCGCTTTATCAAACTCTTTACGGGTTTGGTAATTTAGCTTCAGGGTATTCTCCAGAAGGTGATTTTATGGAAGCACTAGGAGTATCTGATGCAGCACAAACACAATTTAGTGAACTTAACGAAAGACGAGCACCAGCTACATTTGAAGAATTTGTTGCAGGTACTGGACCGAGAGCTGCAAGAGAACAATCGTTAGATTTATTTAATCAACTTGCTCGTGGTACAAATCTTACAGCTAGTCAAAACCAAACTCCGTTTGCTCAAGCATTTGGTGAAATGATTAGAGGTGCAGGAGATGCTGAAGATTCAAGATTGGCAGCAAATCTTGATCAGCTTGCTCGATCTGCACTTAGGTCTCAAGTAGGTGCTACAGGATTTGGTATGATAGCAGGCAGTTTGCCTAATGTGCAAGATCTAATTTCAAGACAAAGAGCCGAAACTGGTGCTAATATACCTACTAATTACCTAGAAACTTTGGGTGGTGCTTACGGAATAAAGAAACGTAAGGTTGGTGCAGACGGCAGTGTAACTGAAGAATTTTTCGGCGGATAGATGGCATCTAAATTTTCACGATACGGCGAAAATAATCCTTTCCTAGATTACTTAGAACAATCTGAAGGTGGCAAAAGATCTTTATTTTTTGGTGGATATCAAAATGTTTTTGGTGATTTACCTACAAGTCAAAGAAAAAAGGCAGCACTAGAAAATGTATTTCAAGATGTTCAAAATGAATTTCTTGCAGAATTAGGCTCTCAAGCATTAAGTGGTCAACAGCCTTCGTTGACGTTTACTGAGTTTTTAGGGCAAAGACCTGAAAGCACTACAGGAACAAGAAGGTCAGCAATACCTTACACTGACAGAATCTATAGACAAATGGGGAACCCGTACACGTCAAACTTAACTCCAAGAACTAGATTCTTAATGAATTATTAATGTATCGCTAACAGGGAATGGCTAATTTCTAATGGCAAAGCATAATAAAAAAGAAAAGTATAAAGAAGTTGACTTAAGAAAAAGCTCCAAAAAAAAGTTAATTGTATCTAGTGTCTTGCTTGGGTTGTGTTTGGCGGGTATGATAATCATAGGAGAAGTAAACGCAAGATGAAGATACCTAAAGTACATATACCATTCAGGAAGATAGGAAGTTATATCCTAGCAGCTATTACATTGCTTACAGTAATAATAGGTTCGCTTGGTCTTGCAATAACACTAATTAACCCAGTTAATTTATGGTGGACTATATCTCCGATTGAAACAAGATATTTTGTAATTGGCTACACAC